CATCATTCGCGTTCGATGTTCAGCCAATCTTGCCATCTGCCGGCGGTACAGCTCCAGATGCTCAAACAGTATCGCTTGCATTCACTTGCGTAACCACGCCAGTGCTAACAATCAGTTAATTAAAGGAGACCGGGAGCATGAAACTCAATATCGAAGTCACTTACCAGACCGGGGAAGTCGCAACCTATACGGCGGCACCACCGGAATGGCAAAAGTGGGAGCAAAAGACTGGATTTACGATTCAACAGGCAGAGGAGAAAATTGGGATATCTGATCTCTTATTTTTGGCCTACAGCTCAATGAAGCGTGAGAATGCCGGCAAGCCGGTAAAGCCTTATGAAATTTGGTGCGAAGGCGTTGCAGATATAGGAGCCGGGAACGCAGACCCAAAAGTTACGCCGTCGGAAGTCTTAGCCGAATAGTTGTCGAGCTTGCACTGGCGACAAATATCCCGATGAGCGAATGGACGACGGCGGAGCAGATTTTAACGGCGATGGAGATATTGGAGAAGCGCAATGGCAGATGAGACCATCGGCTGGGATAAAAAAGACTTGCGCGGCGTAACATCGGCACTCAAAGCCATGGGAGAAGAAGCTACTGGCCAAGCCAAGATTGCCAGTAATTCTTTGGCGACTTATGTTCAAGGCAAAATCATCGAGGCATCTGGTCGCACTCGCAATCGTGCAGATGACATCATTGCCACTGGATCGCGTGTCTCTAAATCATCAAAAATTGGCGAGATGTCATTTGGCTTTGTAAGTCAAAAATTCTCCGGCGGTGCGACGACTCAACAGCTTTGGGGCGGTTATGAATTTGGATCTAACAAATTCAAGCAATTCCCAATTTGGTCGGGTAAAGAAGGCCGTGGATCTCGCGGCTGGTTCATCTATCCCACACTGCGAGCCGAACAGCCAAACATCATTGCTAAGTGGGAAGATTCATTGTCTCAGATCTTGAAGGAGTGGTGATGGCCGGACAAAGTAGAACACTCAAGCTCTCCATTCTGGCCGACGTAGATCAACTTAAAAAATCGCTCAATCAAGCCAATAATGATGTTGAAGATTCAAGCTCTAAATTAGGTGATTTTAGTAAAAAGGCTGGACTGGCATTTGCCGCCGCCGGTATAGCCGCCGCCGCTTATGCATCCAAACTTCTGATCGATGGCGTCAAATCAGCCATTGCCGATGAAGCTGCACAGGCAAAACTTGCAACGACGCTTAAGAATGTAACCGGAGCAACTGAGAACCAAGTCGCCGCAACCGAGTCATATATTCTTAAGACATCTTTGGCTAACGGGATAACAGATGACGTATTGCGACCATCACTTGAAAGATTGGTTCGTGCGACAAAGGATGTTAGTGAAGCACAAAAACTTCAGGCTTTAGCACTCGACATAAGTGCTGGAAGTGGCAAATCTTTAGAAGCTGTAAGCAATGCATTAGGTAAAGCGGTAGAGGGAAATACCGGAGCTTTAGCGAAATTAGGTGTTGGCTTATCAGCCGCGCAACTCAAAACAATGGACATGGACGGCGTAACTAAAGCTCTCTCCGATACATTTGGCGGTCAAGCGGCAGAAAAAGCCGATACATTTGCCGGCAAAATGGATCGACTTAAAGTTACATTTGATGAAGGCAAAGAAACAGTCGGATCATTTGTACTTGATGCAATCACGCCGATGGTCACAACTTTCGTTGATCAAGTAGTTCCAGCAATTCAATCATTTGCGGAAGAAATTGGGCCGAAACTTCAACCTGTAATTAAATTCCTTGGAGATTATATTCAAGACGTATTTATTCCGACTCTTAAAGCAATTTGGGCATTTCTCAACGATTTCTTAATACCAATAATTACAACAATTTTAGCACCAGCAATCAATGGATTGCGCGGAGCATTTGAAAAAGTACAAAAAGCCATAAGTGATAATTCAGATGAATTACAGCCTCTTTATGGGTTTATGAAAACAGTGGCAACATTTGCCAGAGATACTTTGGCTCCAATTCTTGGAGTTACTCTCAAAACTGCGTTTAGTGTTTTAGGAACAATTATTTCGGTGGCAATTGATGGATTTGCAGGAATAGTCACAGCCGTGACAAATACAGTCAATGCCGTCAAAGCATTTATCAAACTTATGACGGATAATCCAGTCACGCGATTCTTTGGCGGTGGATCAGCAAATGATGGCAAATCCAAAGGCTTGGTCGCCAGCGTTGATTTAAGCACAGGGGATTTATCTGGAGTGAGTGGATCAACTGGAGACATGACAATTACGGGATCGGGTTCAGTCGCAGACTTACGAGCTTTGGATAATGCTCAAGCTGCATCGGTTATCAACGTGACAGTCAATGGCGCAATTGATCCCGAAGGCACATCACGCACAATCGTCGATGTACTTAACAATTCTTATTATCGTGGCACTGGCGGTGCTGGGAATCTAATAGCGGTATGAGCGTATTCAACCCCGTATGGCGCGTGACGATTGGCGGCGTCCAGTATCAGACGTCCATTCTTGCCAATTTAACTATGACATCCGGGCGAACCAATATCTATGAGCAAGCTCAAGCCGGTTACACCAACATCGAGCTGATTAACCTAGATCAAGCAAATGTCATCATTTCAATCAACGATTCATTGAGTATTGAGCTGCAAGATTCAACGGCCACATTCATTCCAATCTTTGGCGGCTCAGTGGTTGAGGTTGGAATATCGGTGGCAGAACTTGGCAATGTCGCCTATGCCCAGCGCATCAAGATTATTGCATTGGGTGCTCTGGCCAGATTGCCTAAGGCTCTAACTAATGGCGTATTAACTCAAGACTTTGACGGCAATCAAATCTTAACAATTTTGACCGATTTGCTTCTGAACCAATGGAATGAAGTACCAGCCGCGCTTCAATGGAATACCTATGATCCGACGACTCAATGGCAAGATGCCGAAAATACCGGATTGGGTGAAATTGATACTCCAGGAAATTATGAGCTGGCGCAACGCGCATCAAGCCGTACCGATATGTATTCACTGGTTTCCGCGCTCGCCACTAGCGGCTTGGGTTATATTTATGAAAATGGCCAAGGCCAAATCTCATACGCCGATTCTTTGCATCGATCCATTTATCTGGCCACTAATGGATATGTAAATTTAAGTGCCAACGATGCTCAAGGTTCTGGACTGACAATTCAATCCCGGACTGGCGACGTTCGCAATACAATTACTTTGAAATATGGCACAAATTCAACATCAGAAGTGAGCGCGGCAGATCCTGCATCGGTCACACTTTACGGCCAGCTCGCCCAAATCTTTACGACAACAGTCAAGCATCAAGCTGACGCCCAAGATCAGGCAGATTTTTATTTGACGCTGAGAGCATTTCCACAATATAACTTTAATCAAATTACATATCAGCTTACCAACCCAGAGATTGACGATGGAGATCGAGACTCACTCATCAATGTATTCATGGGAATGCCGGTATCGATTGCCAATATGCCGCTCAATATGTCGGCCGGTAATTATTTGGGCTTTGTCGAAGGTTGGACATTTCAAGCTGCATACAACCAAATAAGCGTCTCGCTCAATCTCTCGCCATTGGCATACTCACTTCAAGCAATGAAATGGGAAGATGTGAGTGTCGCAGAGGCTTGGAATACAATTTCTGGGATACTCGACTGGGAACACGCCTTAGTCGTGGCATAAGGAGAAAATATGAGCAATCCAACAAGCAACTTCGGCTGGCAGATGCCTACGGCGACCGATCTTGTCACTGATTTACCAGCTGATTTCGAAGTCTTTGGCCAAGCCGTGGACACTGATTTCGTCGATTTATTAGGTGGCACAACCGGTCAAATTTTATCAAAGACCAGCGCAACTGATTTGGATTTTACATGGATTGCAAATGACCAAGGTGACATCACTGGCGTCACGGCTGGCAATGGTATTTCAGTCACATCACCAACTGGCCCAGTGCCAACGGTGGCAATCAATACAGCCGTCACTGCCGATCTGACAACAGCTCAAACTTTAACAAATAAAACTTTGACATCGCCAGCATTAACAACACCAACAATTAGCACATTGACAACAAATGGCGATTTGCTTTACGGCACAGGATCAGGAGCATTAGCGCGTAAAGCTATTGGCACGACCGGTCAAGTGCTAACTGTTGCAGCCGGTATTCCAAGCTGGGCTACGCCTGCAAGTGCGGTTGTTCCAATTTTAACTAAAGCCGTAATGGGAGCAGATTTTACTACATCTTCTACAAGTTATGTAGATATTACAGGAATGACAATTACTCGCACACCTGTAAGTGCCACCAACAATATACAAATAACGGCGACAATGAACCTCAACGCATCTACTGCAAGTGTAAGATTTAGATTAGTTTATGGCGCAACTAACAGTAATGTGATTGCTACTACTGTTCCTTTTAATGCTGGCGGCAATTCTATTACTACCATTGTATTTAATGTTACTAATGTCGCTGCAAGTTCGACAGTATTCAAATTACAAATGCTTACCGATGTAAGCGTTACCGTTTATGGCAATACATCGGGTTATCTAAACTCCTACAGCGTATTAGAGGTGTACTAATGGCAACACATAGAGAAATCGTAAAAGCACTCGACGATTTAGGTGCTAAAGAGTGGACATTATCAGGTGATGAAATTGCCGATATAGAGTGGCTTAGCGATGATAAGAAAACAGAGGCAGAGATTAAAGCCGCTATTGCCAAGCCATTACCAGATAAAGCCGCTGCGGATAAAGCAGCAATTCTTGCCAAGCTCGGCATTACTGCCGATGAAGCCAAGATGCTTCTGAGTTAATGCAAAGTTACAACGGCTGGCCAGCATCCAAGGATCAGGCAGAAATTGCCATCGTGAGCATTCCCATCGAGGGAAGCAAGCTCAAGGTGCGATGTGCAAAGGCCGTTGCTCCATTGATTGCTGGATTCTGTAAAGAATTTCATGAGCTGATTGAGCCAATTGATGATGGCACACTCGATGATTGGGGATACGCATTTCGTGACGTTCGTGGCGTACCGGGCAAGTTATCCAATCACGCATCTGGAACGGCCGTGGATCTTAATTCAAAAATTCATCCACTTGGAAAAGGTGGCACATTTCCACCGGAGAAGGTTCCGATGATTCGCGCATTGGCTAAGAAATACGGAATGACTTGGGGCGGTGATTGGACTCGTAAAGATGAAATGCACTTCGAGATTGCATTGGGTGAAGCGAAAGTCGCAGCACTCATCGGGAGCTTGAACAAAGGAGAAAACTAATGGATCAAGCAAAAGCAATGTTGGCATCATGGGCAAGAAGCTCTGTTGCCGGTGCTCTGGCCGTTTATATGACGGGCAATTCCAATCCAAAGGATCTAGCAATGGGGTTAGTAGCTGGACTTGTTCCAATGCTCGCTCGCTGGGCTAATCCAAACGATG